TCGTCTTCACCATCGTTGCTGATGCTGGTGGCACACCTGAGTCGTTCGAGTATGTTGGAGAAGTAGGCGACACCTGGACATCCATCGGAACCGAACTGGAATTTCTGTGTGAGGTGCCCTACACCTCGTCCTTCGCAGTCGCAAACCCTCACGGAAAGTACGGAACTCTCATAGTCGCTACAGGCGGCGGTGCTGATGACCTCGGTGACAAGACACTGGATTGTACAGCAATCGGCCCCAACGGCGAGGTGCTGTCAACTCTGTTCTTCGCTGGTATCGTGAGTGAAGGTGCAGCCAACGCCAATCTCGCAGTCGATCTCATAAAAGACTGCCCAACACCGCGAGTCCTTGGCTCGTACAAGTAGAACTGAAACTGAAATTTGATTTGCCGACATGATTACTGCGGCAAGAAGGGAAGTAATTATATGGGAATTTTTCACATACAACTAACGGCTGACGCCAAGACGTTTGTCAAAGAGGGTAAAGACTCGGCCATAGTTGTCGCTCAGTCCGCAGCCGAGGCCAAGCTGATAATGAAGGCATTTATGGGCCTCCCCAGCGATGAAGCCTGGGCCGCTGCAACCGTCACCGAAATAACCGAAGGCGTAGACCTGGAATACTGGCGTGCCAGGATTTCGATCTATGACACTGTCGGAGCCTTGGTCGAGTCTGTGACTGTCACTGCCGATTCCGGCGACGACTTCGATGCTATTGGCGACGATCTGGTCATCGCGTTGAATGCCACCGACTCTATTGCCGGTGCCGCCTACGCAACGCCTGCACTGACCATCGCAGAAACCACGGACACCCTGGGCGATCACACCGTCGTGGTTGAGTTCCTGCCCCCGACGACCTGGAACGATCCGACCATCGCCCTCCCGTCGTTCTATTCGGCGTTGGTGCATGAGAATGCTGGCGGTGCTGCGTTGACCGTCGCCCTTAACGACGTCGTGCTGCCTGCCGTGAAGTACGAAGTCGGCAGCGGTCACTAAACTGAAACTATGAAGTTGCGGCCCGGAGACGTCCTCTGGGCTTCACTTCCTTCTTTGGAGATTGATTATGCAATTGCAGATTCTCAAAATGACCCTGACAGGTGCCCTCAAGGGCAAAACTAAAGTGCTAAACGGACGTCAGTTCACTAAAGGCGTCTGTACGCTACAGCTTTCGCCGACCGAAGTGGGTGGGGTCATCCGCTACTACGAGCGGTCGTATGCGGTCAAGGTATCTGGCCTGGACACGCCAGTCGTCGAAGAGCCGGAAGAGCTGGAAGAGATAGAAGAAGACAACGAAGCGATTCGCGTCGATGATAGTGACGTGCAGACCGAGCAACAGGAGATCGATCAGGAAGATGACGCCGATCAACCGAATGAGCGTCAGGCTGTAATCATCTCAGCCGTAAACTGCATCGAGAAGAAAGACTGGATCGAGCAGGAAACAAATCCTCATCCGAAGGTAGCGGATGTCTCAGGACTCATGGATGATCCGACAGTCACCAAGAAAGTAATTTGTGAGGTCATCGAGAAATGGCTTTCGTAACACAAGATCCAACAGCACCGAAAAGTGATGCGAACGGCTACATAGACGTAGTCGAGTTCAAAGCCTACCACGATGACCGTGGTAATGTGCATACCGCTTCCGATACGGATATCGAGAAGGCTATTGTCAGGGCAACGGATTACATAGACTCCAGATGGACGTTCGCGGGTAATCGGCAAGACGAAGATCAATCTACCGAATGCCCGCGATCTGGAGTCTTCGACCCTATGAGCCGCTATGCGATTGACGGCTATCCGGAAGAGCTGAAACAAGCTACTGCCGAATATGCCCTGGCGGCTCTCGCCGGCACACTCTATGCGGCATCCAACGTCGATCAAACGGGCAGATCAGTAAAGACAACTCGGAAGAAGGCTGATGTACTTGAGAAAGAAACTGAGTATTTCGGGCCTACAGGAAGCAATAAGCAACTGTGGGTAGCCTTCCCGGTAGCCGATGGGAAGATGAAACGAACGAGACTTTTGGCACCGACTCGCCGAACACTTGGGAGGGCATAATGGCACTTCCTGACGAGTGGGCTTGGATTGGAGAACTGATCGCCGAAGAAGGTAGGTCTTTGGAGATTACAGTCCCTGGCGTTGTATCAGACGTTGTCAAACCGTGGCGGGGTAATGCGGCTGGTTCGCCGACCGCCGCCGTAGGCGTATTTGTCAGGTATAAGTCAAACGAAGTCGATGGCGATCATATCCGCCGAGGCGATCAGAAGATATTGATTATTCCGAGCGAGACAATAGACATCGAAAACGGAACCATAATCAAGGATTCGCTCGATGACTCCAATTGGAATGTCGTGGATATTGAAAAAATAACGAATAAATCAGATATTTTGCTTTACATTTTGCAGGTAAGACAGTAAAATAGAGATATGATAGTATCGCGAACAGACGCACGAGACAGAATGCTGACGCCGTTGAAATCGGTCGTTGAAGCTGTATCCCTGTACGCGATCTACGATGACACGAAGAAACCGGTGCCGAAAGATCGAGCCATTGAGTGGGTTCGGATCTCTGTTCGGCATCGAAAAGGTTCAAGGTCATCGCTTGGCCGGCAAGACGGGAAATCGAAGAACACCCAGGCCGGCTTTATCTTCATAGAGATCTTCACGCCAAAAGACGATGGGTTGACACGAAGTGACCTAATCTCTGCCGCATTCGGAGATAGCCTTCGAGGCGGTCAAGATGGTGACATCTGGATTGGTGATGTCTCGGAGATTGAAATGGGCGATGATGGAAACTGGTTTAGAACTGACGTAATGGCCGAATTTAGTTACGACTTGATTCAGTAAGGAGCAAACCAAATGGGTGCAGTACCGAAGATCAATTCAAACGTAGTGGAGACAACTTTCGCCGAAGAGGCGAGCATCAAGGTACTGGGTGGCAGTCCTGTCTGGTATCCTCTCGATGTCAATAGCTTCACCGACTTCGGTGGCTCGATCTCCAAAGTATCTCGCACACCGTTCCGAACCGACCGTCAGAACCGTAAAGGTCAGACCGTCGATCTGGACGCTGCTGGAACAGTCAATCACGATCTCGTGCAGGAAGGCTTGCAGAACATATTGCAGGGCTTCTTCTTCGCAGACCTTCGCAGAAAAGCGGAAGTCGGCGGTGAGAGTGAGATCACCGGTGTCACCACTGGCCCCGAAACATACGAGGCTGCGGCGGGTCTTGACGTCTATGAAGTCGGAGACCTTGTCCTCGCTTCGGGCTTCACCAACGCTGCCAACAACGGCCTCAAGACTGTCAACACTGTCGCCTCTGGCGTACTGACCGTCGATGAGACACTGGTGGCTGAGACGCCTCCGGCCACTGCCAAGCTCGTAGCGGTTGGCTTTGAGTTCGACGCTGGCGATCTCGTGGTGGATGTGACCGGCTCACTGCCGCAACTGACTGCAACCACGAAGAATCTCACTGAGCTGGGCCTCGTCCCAGGTGAATTCATCTACATCGGTGGTGACGCCGTTGCATCGCAGTACGACGTAAGTGGGATGGGTTTTGCCCGCGTTCGTTCGGTTGTTGCTGGTGCAATCGTCATCGATAAGAGTCAAGCCGATATGGCCGCTGACACAGGTGCCGCCAAGACGATCCAGATCTTCTTCGGCCGCGTGCTCAAGAATGAAACCGGCACCGACATCGTAAGGCGAACTTACAACATCGAGCGTCAGCTCGGTGCCCCCGACGATGCGTCACCGTCTGACATTCAGAGCGAGTACCTGATCGGTGCTGTGCCGAATGAGTTGACACTGAATATCCCCACCGCCGATAAGGCGATGATCGATATGGCTTTCGTGGCAATGGATCACGAGACCCGAACCGGCGTAGTCGGTATCAAGGCTGGCGACAGACCCACGCTGGTCGAAGAGTCGGCATTCAATACCAGCTCGAACGTGCCGCTGATCAACCTCGCAATCGTCAGTGACACGGATGCGAATCCGACGCCGCTGTTCGCCTTCGCCGAGGAAATGAGCATCACGGTCAACAAC